GGCATTTTAATTAACGATGCTTTGATAATAGCAGGGCCGCTTAAAGCAGACGGATCAACTGCTATTCAAATCGAAGACAGTGTAAATGTTACAGGCTTAATCACTTCCAGCGGTAATATTATTACTGATGACGGCATCACTGCCGCAGGCACTATCACATCAGCCGCTACTGTGGCCACAGGTAGTATCACAGCAGGTACATCTTTCATCATAGGCAACGCAGATATAAATGAAACTGATTTAGAAAAACTTGATAGCATCACAAATGGCACAGCTGCCGCGAACAAAGCAGTGGTTGCTGACGGCAACATCGATGTTACAAGTTTAAGAAATGTTACTGCTTCTGGCATACTGACTTCATCCAGTTTGGTTACAGAAACCATTTCATCTGCTGATTCAACCAGTGTGCTGTTTAACGATGGCATCACAGTTGGTGGCCCTATCAGAGCAGATGCATCCACAGGCATACAGGTAGAAGATTCTATTAATGTGTTAGGAAAAATCACACAAAGTGAAACTCCTGTCACTGGAGATGATGTAACTACTGTGTCTTTTGTAGAGGAAAATTTTTCAAAATCAGGCTTTCCGCTGTCAACACAATCAGAATTTCCTTTATCAGATGACTCTACAGCCACAGATTTTCAAGACAATGATGCCGCAGTTGGTGACACAGCAGCCACAGATGCATTTGGTGTAGGTGTACAAACAGTGTATGACTGTATGGAACCTATTGGTAGTATAACCACTACAGATTTGGCTTTAACTGAGAGTCACGTAGGAGCTTAATAAATATACGATGCCAACAACAGTCCAATTCAGAAGAGGAACCACAGCACAGAATAATGCATTTACAGGAGCAGTGGGTGAGATCACTGTTGATACAACCGATGATAGATTAGTTGTGCATGATGGTACCAACGCAGGAGGCTCTAGAGCCGCACTTGCTTCAGAAACAATTTTCAAAGTGTCGGGAGACGACTCAGTGGGATTATACCTACAAGGCGGCACTGACGTGCTACAGATTTCAGGTGGTAACGGAATAAGCACTTCAACTGCATCCACTGGTGTGTTGACCATTGCTATGGATGGAGATATCACCACAGTGAATTCTATTTCTTCTGAAGATTCCACAGGTATTGTAATCAATGATAATCTAATAATAGCAGGCACAATTAAATCAGATGATTCAACTGCACTGCAAATAGATGAAGCAGTAAACATATCAGGCGCACTGTTTGCAAACGGAGCATTCAGCACCAACAGTACTGTCACATCAGGTGCAATTACATCGTCAAGCAGTATTACATCAGGCAGTTCGTTCATCATTGGATCAGCAGATATTAATGAAACTGATCTCGAAAAAATAGATGGCATCACAAACGGCACAGCGGCAGCTAATAAAGCACTTGTGGTAGATGGGTCAAAAGATATTGGCACACTTGGCACAATTACAGCGGCCACTGGCGACTTCCAAACTATAAAAATTAATGAAATATCTTCCGATGACTCAACTGGAATTCAGATTGCTGATGCAGTAAACATATCAGGAGCACTGTTTGCAAATGGTGCATTTACAACCAACAGCACAATTACATCAGGTACAATTACATCAGGTGCAATTACATCATCAGGCAGTGTCACATCAGGTGGTTCATTTATAATTGGATCAGCAGATATTAATGAAACTGATTTGGAAAAATTAGACGGCATCACAAATGGAACTGTGGCGGCATCAAAAGCAGTTGTTGCTGACTCTAACAAAGACATAGCAGGATTTAGAAATGTAACAGCAACAGGATCGTTCATTATTGGATCGGCTGATATGAATGAAACTGATCTTGAAAAAATAGATGGCATCACAAACGGCACAGCGGCAGCCAACAAAGCACTTGTAGCAGACGGTGATATCGACATAGACACAATTAGAAACTTAGGCATGACTGGCAACATTGAAGTTGGTGGCGATGCACAAATAGGCGGCAACTTGACAGTGTCAGGTACCACAACATCAGTGAACACAACAAGTTTGGAAGTTGCAGATGCACTTATAGAATTAAACAAAACTAACTCCGGCGGTGCGGATGTTGATGCTGGTATATTCATTCAACGTGGATCAGCAGGAAACGCCGCAGTGTTTTACTGGAACGAAGGCGATGATAAATTCAAAGCAGTATTATCAGACTCTGTTGCAACAGCAACATCAGTAACAGATAGTTCACAGGCCACAATAGTTGCAAGTCTTGAAGGCACTAGTGTAACCGGTACTACTGTGATTGGTGGTACAACAACTATTAATGCGGCAACTATTACGAACAGTACAGGTGCTATTTCCTTCGACAATGAAAATTTAGTAACCACAGGTACAATTGGTGGTGGAACAATTACTGGTACAGCATTTACATTGACTTCAGGATTTACAGCCACACAATCAAGTGGTGATGTGACTGTGGCCAATTCAACTTCGGACAAAGATTTAATATTCACTGTGAATGATGGCGGGGCTGCCACTGAGGTGTTTAGATTAGATGGCGATGTATCAGCACTGAAGATTGCGGCAAGTAAACAACTACAACTAGGTGCCGCTGAAGAAAGTATATCAGGTGACGGCACAGACATTACTTTTGCAGTTGGGTCAGGTGGTGACATCAACATACCAGCAAGTATTGGTTTAACTTTTGGCGACGATGCAGAAAAAATTGAAGGTGATGGCACTGACTTAACCATAACTGGTAACAACATTAACCTATCACCAACAGCAGATGTAAACATACCCGCAAGTAAAGGATTGACCTTTGCAACAACAGAAAAAATAGAATCAGATGGTACTGACTTGACTATTACAGTTGGATCAGGTGGTGACATCAATATACCAGCAAGTATTGGTATAACTTTCGGTGATGACGGAGAAAAAATTGAAGGTGATGGCACTGACTTAACCATAACTGGAAATAATATTAACCTATCACCAACAGCAGACGTTAACATACCCGCAAGTAAAGGATTAACTTTTGCAACAGCAGAAAAAATTGAATCAGACGGCACTGACTTGAATATCACAGTAGGTGCAAATGGCGACATAAACATACCTGCCAATATTGGTTTGACTTTTGGCAATGATGGCGAGAAGATAGAAGGTGATGGTACAGACCTTACAATAGCAGGCAACAATATTAATTTGAGTGCCGCGGCCGCAGTTGTTGTACCAAGTGGAATACCAATTCAATTTGTTGATGCTAATGAAAAAATAGCATCTGACGGTACAGACTTAACCATTGACTCAGGTGCAAAAATTAATCTTTCAGCAACTACAGATGTACACCTTCCAACCAGTGTTGGTTTAGTATTTGGTGCTGGTGAGAAAATTGAAGGGGATGACACAAACTTAACAATCACATCAGGCGGTACTGTGATTGCCAGTTGTACCAGTTTGGTTACCACTGTGCTAGACGTAAACATAATTCAATCAACTGACTCTGCAGAAATATTGATAAATGAAGCATTGAGAGTCTCAGGTACAATAACTGGTACTGTGACACAGGCACAATATGCTGACTTGGCTGAGATATTTCCAACAGACGAGACCAATCTAGAACCAGGGGATGTTGTGCATTTTACCGGCAACAAAAAAGTTGGCAAGTGCAATGAAGATGCTCATGCATCTGTTGCAGGTGTTATATCCACAGAACCAGGCTTCCTTTTAAATGAAGGTGCAGTTGGTGTAAAACTAGCAATGACTGGACGTGTTCCTTGCAAAGTGACTGGCACAATCAATCCAGGAGACTTATTGGTATCTGCAGGCAACGGAAGAGCCAGAGCAGAAGCAAATCCATCTATTGGTACAGTGATAGGTAAAGCATTAGAGAGTAAAGATACTGCCGGCAATGATGTCATCGACATCATGATCACAATGATGTAATTAGACTATCAAGTCTAAAATAGTTTGCAATTTAGTTTTAATCTGTTTGTTTTGTAAAGTTTTTCTAACACCTTCATGCAGAGGCAGTGGCCATGCATTCATAGACACCCAAGCATATCCTGAGTGCTCTTGGTTCAGTCTGGGCGTAAATTCTTGATCTACTACACATACAAAGGTATGAAACTTGAATTTAGTGTCTTTGGATACAAATAATTCTAAAGGTATTGTTTTTAAGATTGTAGGCGCAAAGCCAACCTCTTCAACAATCTCTCTTTGGAGTCCTTGCCATGGAGTTTCAGTATCAATGGATTTCCCACCAACCATGCCCCATGTGCCTTTTTGTTTTGCTGAACGACTCAGAAACAAAAATCTTTTTGTAAGTTTGGCATAGAACAGACAGCCAGAACAAATTATTTCACTCATACAAGTATTTTATACTCTAAAATTCAATAGTCCAAGTGCCTGGTTCATAAAAACCTTCATATGATTTGACCCACATGCTGTTTTCAGGCAACCACTTGTATTGAATACCACTTGTTAGGTTAGTGACATAATGCACTTGATTGAAAGTGCTGTCACCTAGTGATGAAGAATCTAAATTGCCTCTAAGTAATTGCGTAGACCCATCATCGAAATCAGCATTAAAGTCTACAACAAAAATATTGCCGACTTTTTCTACGATGTCATTTGCATTTGCAATAAGGTTGCCCCAAGCACTTGGCCCTACATTAACAGTTGAGTCATCCTTTGCACTACCAATAGATTCCGTCAGCAAATATCTTGTGCCATTTGGTGCATTTACTGGATTAAAAGTTAATGGATTTATTACCGCATCAACAGCATTCATTGTGTTAGTTGGTACTGTGTCAACGTCAACAGTGAACAGCAGTGTTGTTTCGTCTTGTGGATCAATGGCCACTGTGCCAGTTACATTTACTATAATGTCATCGCCATTTATATTTGTCGCTGATTGTTGTAGTTTTACTTGAGATGCGCCTCCTAGTATTGTTTTTGAATACAGTGCTTCTAGTTTGTGCCAATTGATCTTTGTGCCATACTGTGATTGCGATTCAAATGCTTTGTTTTGTCGGTTGTCAGCATGAGTTGTGAGACCATTTCCCGCTTCTCCTAACAGTGTCATTCTATTGCCCAGTAACAGCACAGCATAATTGCCTGGAGTAGTTATTTGTCTTGACAGTGATTCGCCTAGCATCTCCTCTAGAGTATTTTCCCCACCATCATCAGCAAACATTGATGTAATGATATTTGTAATAACGCCTAACTTTTTAACCTTAGCAGGTGGTGATAACCATATCGGTGTTCTAAATGTTAATGTTGCAACATCAATGTCATCTGCTATACCTGATGGTATTGCTCTTGATGTGTAAAGAATATTAGTTATTTCTACAAAACTTAACGAAGTCCAATCCAAAAAATTGTCAGTGGTTTGTAATTCTAAAGAAGGATTGAACAATACTAGTATTTGTTCTAGTATTTGTAATTTTTGATCTGTATTAGTAGTAAAAATATCTGCGTTGAATGTTAATTCAAATGGTGTAGGCATAATTCTTTCGATGGTATGAGACTGGCCTGGTGCTCCTGTATAAGTTTGTGTTGCATCGTCAAATTCTCTTTCACGAATATTTGTTTTATCAATATGATAAGGATTCTGCATTCTATCTCTATCATATGCAAAATTTGTAATATAACAGGAAATTTGTGGTGCGGCTATTAAAGTATTTTCAGAGCCTTTCTTAATAATTTGTGCAACCTGTCTTGACATGTCTCCATACTTCACAGGTACCTGCAAAGTCTCACTGGCACCTTTAGAATTTTTTCCTGTGATATAGGAAAAATTAGACATCATTCTTATAAATTGTAAAATGTATCTTCTTACCTGCCCGTCATAAAAGTGGTCCATTAATTATCCGCCTGTGGTTTTAACAACTTGCTAAGTGCTACACGTTCAGGCGTAGTTGATGATCCGTCAGCAAGTGTAGTGGTGTTGTTGTTGTTGATAAAGCCAGTTTTCTGTGTGTTTCTGGTACTGCTCTGTGTCATTGTCTGTCTTACGTTATCTTCTATTTTCACAAATCTTTTCCCATCATATCTAAACAATCTATTTGGTGCATAATCAGTACGTAGTACAAACATTCCTACAACTGGATTGGCCGGAAATGTTGTAGCCGCTGTATAGGTTTCTCCATTGGCTGGAATCCCATCTCCTGTGAGATAACCTTCTAGATAGCCATTGGCTTGAGGTGTTTGATACACTTTGTCAACATTTATATGTCCTGTGTCTGTTAGTAAATCATCATCGTCTACTGTGACTAGTGCAACTTTTCCTTCTTCATCTGTAGGCATCACATGTAATTGTTTTGTGTTGTAGCCAGACTGAGGTGCATCTGATTCTGCTTGGTCGACCACTGCTGTGTTAATTTCTATATCTTTGTCTCTAGTTTTTTGTGATACATTTTCATCCTTGTCGCCAAGTATATCTCTAAACTCTTGTGCGTCTGTGATTCCTTTTACTCTTACCCTGTACAGATGTGGCCACCATGTTTTAGAATACCCTTCAGCTGATCTGGATACGTCTTCAACTACATAATATCTTTTCAATGCTTCTGTGTCTGTTTCATCTAGAGAATGATCATCTTTTAGATGTGGTAATTCAATTACATCACCAGACATAATTTTTCTTCCTAACGCTTCAACAATGTCTTTGATATGAAAGGTCATAAACAGTTGATCATTTTGTAAAAATAATCCAAACTGAGACAGATCAAAATCTATGTCAGACACATTGTAAATTACTCGAGTGTGATACACATCTGGCTCGTATTTGCGGTCTCTATTTTCCAAAAGCAACATGTCTTGAATTGCTAATTCGTTGAGTGAATCTCCAGAGCGTTGAGGCTGTGATGCGTCATTAAGTTCACCTTGATCAACTGGAGATACGTACTTGTGAATGTAGGCATCTGTGCCGCCAATCTGAAACATTTCAGAAATATTTCGATCTTGGAATGTGTAATCATTTCCTTTTTCGGGTTTGAATAGAGACAACCTAGGCATTATTCTTATTTATGGGCCTATAAATATCCCAATGCCAGATCCTATACGTCCATAAATAACATTATGCCAGACACAGCACTATCAGAAGCCACAGACAATCAAATAAACGCGGCAAAACAAGAAATATACGATTATGTCAAAGTAAGACTTGGCGATGGCATGATCGAAGTTGAACTTGATCCTAAACATTTGGAAAATGCCTTTATTACAGCAGTGGATAAATTCAGACAGAGATCAAGTAATTCTGTTGAAGAATCATATGGATTTCTAGATCTACAACCAGATCAAACCACCTATGTAATGCCAGCAGAAATAATGAATGTAAAAAAAATATACAGAAGAACTGTTGGTGGCGCTTCAGGATCAGAAGGTGGCACATCGTTTGATCCATTTGAATTAGCATATACTAACGTGTATCTTTTACAAACAGGAAGAATTGGCGGATTGGCCACATACGATATGTTTGCCGGATATCAAGAATTAGTGGCAAGAATGTTTGGCGGATTTATAAATTTTAAATATGATCAACCTACTAGACGACTTACAATTTTTAGAAGACAACGTCACAAAGAAACTGTTTTAATAGAACAATACAATTATCGTCCAGACTTTATATTATTAAGTGATGTATTTGCAAAACCATGGGTCAGAGAGTATACATTAGCAGTGTCCAAATATACACTAGGCGAAGCCAGATCTAAATTTTCTCAGATTGCAGGGCCACAAGGTGGCGGTACTTTGAATGGTGATGCTTTGAAAAATGAAGCAATAAACGAGATGACCAGACTAGAACAGGAAATTGGAAATTACTCAGAAGGTGGTACTCCACTTAGTTTCACAATTGGCTAGACTTTCTTTTTAAAATATTTTATACTAAGACATGCTTATAGGATTATGCGGCTTGATAGGCTCAGGCAAAGGCACTGTTGCGGACACTCTTGTTGAAAAACATAATTTCCAAAAAATTAGTTTTGCAGATAAACTGAAAGATGGTGTTGCTTCTGTGTTTAACTGGCCAAGAGACATGTTGGAAGGTGACACTGCAGAAGGTCGCAATTGGCGAGAACAGCCTGACGCTTTCTGGACAGAGGAACTTCAACAAGAAATAACACCAAGATATGTTTTACAAGTATTCGGTACTGAATGTATGAGACATGGTTTTTTTGATGGTATCTGGGTCAGCCTAGTCAAACAAAAAATTATGGACCATCCACAACAAAATTGGGTAATACCAGATGTCCGTTTTCCTAATGAAGTCAAAATGATCAAAACACTTAAAGGACACATGGTCACTGTAAAAAGAGGACAAGACCCGCAGTGGTTTACAGATTACAAGGACAAGAATATTGAACCTACTGACATTCATGCATCTGAATGGGCATGGGCAAACACTGATTTTGACATAACAATTTATAATAATTCAACTTTAGAAGATCTTCATAAGCAGGTTGAAATATCTATGAAACTTAAACTTATGCCGGCAATGTTGTTTTAGCGATCAGCAACCAGATCACCCTGACGCCATTTTTGTTTTTTTACATGTATGAGTCTGTTGCAATTTGCACACACAGTTTTAAGGTTTCCATTGCCATTGTTTGTCATATTGCCATCTATGTAATGTACATCCAATTGATATGGGTGCTGTGCTGTGAACCCACACATCTCACAATTTGATTTTTTTGTATAACCTGCACGTTGCCATGCCGGAGTAGTAATTGTTGATGTGGAGGATTTTCTTATACATGCATCACATTTTTTTCTGTAATAAACTTTATTGCTTCGACGGTAGTTGTAGGCAGCCGGCTTGCTATTACACTCTTGACACAAAGGTCTTGTTGATCCGTTTGAATAAAGCACGTACTTATTTATATGCACCTTTTTGGCACTCTTTATTTCTTTTAATAAATCAGTCCAATCGCTATAAATATTCGCAACAAGGAGTAAACGACAAATGGCTTTAATATCACCAGGAGTAGAGGTTACCGTAGTAGATGAATCATTCTATGTGCCAGGTATCCCAGGAGCAGTACCACTAGTAGTAGTGGCTACATCCCAAAACAAAACATCAGGCACAGGAACAGGCACAGCGACAGGTACGCTGAGCACAAATGCAGGTGAAATATTTTTAATATCTTCACAGAGAGAATTAACCCAAACATTTGGTAATCCAACATTCTACACGGATGCATCAGGAACACCAATACAAGGTTACGAATTAAATGAATACGGTCTCCAAGCCGCTTACTCCTTCTTGGGCATCGCAAACAGAGCATTCGTAATTAGAGCAAATATAGATACAGCAAGTTTAACAGGATCAGCAGATGCACCTGGTGGCACACCTAGCGATGGATTTTATTGGTTAGACCTTGCTTCAACATCTTTTGGAATTAAAGAGTGGGACGAAGCCACACAATCATTCACAGTGATCACACCAAAATATGTAACCAGCACAGACGATGTGACAGGCACAGCACCAAAAACAGATTTTGGATCAATTGGTGATTATGCTGTAGTGGCAACAAATCCATTCAACAGATTGTTTTACAAAACAAGATCAAACACATGGGTACAGGTTGGCTCTGCTTCTTCTGCGACTGCAGATGCATCTTGGGCAACAGCACACGCAACCGTTACAGGAACATTAACAAATCCAACAGTTACAAACGCTGACTCAGTAAGCATCAATGGCATAGTAATTGACACACTTGGTACCACTGTAACAACATTTGCAACAGCGATTAATAATTCAGCGTCGGGTGTAAGTGCCGCGGCAGTTGATGGCAAATTGGAAATATACGCTATTCCTTCAGCATCAGGTGATGACTCATCTACAACTGCTGTAGTGTCTTCAATTATCATCAGCGAAGTGGCTGGTACAGCATTTACTGATGTTGGAATCACACCAGGAAGATATTTTATTCCTAAAGTATTCATAGGACAACACACTGAAGATCACGGTTTTAGAACAAGCGACACATTCCCAAGACCTTCTGGGTCAGTTTGGATCCAACAGACAGAGCCAAACGGTGGCGCTGACTTTGCTGTGAAAAAATTCTCAGAGACTGCAGGAGCGTTTGAATCACAAGAAACACCTGTGTACAAAAATCATGAACAGGCAATTCAACAGTTAGACAGAATAGGTGGCGGTATCAATCTTACTGTTAACGACACATATGTTCAAGTAAACACTGGTGAATCAGAGTGGGACGATTCTACACAAGATTCCGGTGAATTAATTGACTATGTGGTCTTTAGAAGAGCCGCAGGAGTTGGTTCAGCAACTGCAATTACTTCAAGCAAAATAACAACAAAGACCGCGGCAGGCTTTTCAGATGGTGATACAATTAGAATGGCAGAAACTATTCTTGATACAGGCAACACATCAATCTCAGCAGGCAACCAGTTAGTAACAAAAACTGTAACTATCGGTGGTGAAGATGCAGATGACTTTGTCACAGCCATATCAGCCGCAGGTTTTACAAACATTAGTGCAAACTATGATGCAAGTTCAAAAAGAATTACTCTATCACACGCACTGGGTGGTCAAATTTACTTCTCAGATGTAAGTGGTACCGCAATGGCTGACTTAGGTTACAATACAACTTTTGCAAACACATACGGTGATAATTTAGATCTAGCTTCAGAGAAAATTGCGAACTTGTACATTGCACCAGCAGGCGATAAAGATGACTTTTCATCCACAGCAGATCAAACTGAGGCAAATAGAACATTTGCTTTTGTGGCATCACTTTGGACACCAGTATCAAACCGACCAGACAGTGGCACAGTGTACACAGCGATACAGTCATTGAATCAGCCTACAAAAGATCCAGCAGATTTACAAAATTGGTACAACACAACTGTTGACGAAGTAGACATTTTAATTCATAACGGCTCTGCCTGGACTGGATATCAAAATGTCACATCAGATGCTAGAGGATTTAATTTATCAGGCACAGACCCACTTGGTCCTATTATTTCGGCATCAGAGCCAACAACACAGTCCGACGGCACATCTCTTGTTGATGGAGATCTTTGGTTAGACACATCTGACTTAGAAAACTATCCAAGACTTTACAGATATGATTCATCACAAAATGATGGCGCACAGTTTGTGTTAATCGACAACGGTGACCAAACCTCACAGGATGGTATACTGTTTGCAGACTTTAGATTTCATTCAGATGGCACAAAAGATGTGGTCAACGAAGAAACTTTAATTACTGACTTACTGACATCAACATATCTAGACATTGATGCTCCAGAGCCAGCACTGTATCCAAAAGGCATGTTAGGATTTAACCTAAGACGTTCAGGTTACAATGTCTCAGCATTTAGAAATGAGTACTTTAATAGAACTAATTTCCCAAGCACAGTAACATATCCAACACTACCTACCGAAAAAGATGCATGGGTTACTGTTTCAGGATTAAAATTAGATGGTACACCATTTATGGGAAGAAAAGCACAGAGAAATATGATTGTGACAGCACTTAAGGCAACAGTTGAGTCTACTACTGCTCTAAGAGAAGAACAGCGTGAGTTCAATCTACTTGCGGCCCCAGGCTATCCAGAACTTATTTCTAACTTAGAAACTCTAAATGCAGACAGAAAAGACACTGCATTTGTTTTAGGTGATACTCCATTTAGATTGGCTCCAACATCAACTGAGATTACAAACTATGCAAACAACACAGCAGGCGCGGCTGATAACGGAGAAGATGGACTTGTAACTACTGATTCCTTTACAGGTGTGTACTATCCTCCGGGATTAACCACTGACCTTAACGGTGAATCTGTTGCTGTACCTTCATCACACATGATGATGAGAACTATTGCATTCAATGATCAGGTAGCGTTTCCATGGTTTGCACCAGCAGGTATTAGACGTGGTGCTATTGATAATGCATCATCAGTTGGTTTCATTAACGGAGAAGGCGAGTTTGAAACAACTGCTGTATCAGAAGGATTAAGAGATGCACTATACAGTGTACACATCAATCCAATTTCATTTGTTACAGGAGCAGGCTTAGTTGCATTTGGACAAAAAACAAGACAACTAACACCATCTGCACTAGACAGAATAAACGTTGCAAGACTTGTTGCATTTACAAGACTGCAATTAGATAAGATTGCAAGACCGTTTATATTTGAGCCAAATGATGCACTCACAAGAAATGAAATTAGACAAGCAATAGAATCATTCTTGTTAGAATTAACAGCACAAAGAGCACTATTCGACTTTGCTGTGGTATGTGATGAATCAAACAACACACCAGGAAGAATAGACAGGAATGAACTGTATGTAGACGTAGCCATTGAGCCTGTGAAAGCAGTAGAGTTTATATTCATTCCGATTAGACTTAAAAATACAGGAGAGATAGCTGCACTAGGCCTTTAAAGGTTTAAGTACAGCAAAAAATAATTGAATAGTAAATATTCATACTAGGAGAAACAAATGGCAGTATCAACACTATCAAAATTTACAGTACCACTAGCAAGTGATCAATCATCAGGCTCACAAGGCCTTTTAATGCCTAAACTACAATATAGGTTTAGAATTATCCTTGAAGGCTTTGGTATATCAACTCCTAGATCTGAACTTACTAAGCAGGTTGTAGATGTTACAAGACCAAATATTACTTTTGACCAAATTACACTTGATGCATATAACTCAAGAGTATACATGGCTGGTAAACACACATGGGATCCTATTACAATAAATGTAAGAGACGATGTGAACAACGAAGTTACAAAACTTGTTGGTGAACAATTACAGAAACAATTTGATTTCTTTGAACAGTCATCAGCGGCATCAGGACAAGACTACAAATTTACAGGTAGAATTGAAATGCTTGATGGTGGTAACGGAGCAAACACTCCTACTGTGCTAGAGACCTATGAACTATATGGTTGTTACTTAGACAACGTTCAGTATGGTACACTTGCTTATGCAACATCAGAGCCTGTACAGATTACATTGTCAGTCAGATACGATAATGCAATCCAAACTCCTAGAGGAACAGGAATTGGTTCAGCAGTAGCAAGAACAATATCTACAGCGGCTACCGGCGGCGGAATTTAATACCACTTTTTTAAACGCCATAAATATTTAAAATGGCAAACTGGCGCTCTAATTTTCTAAAACAATTAGTTGGTGGCGACACCATGAAAGATTATCAACATGCGGCTAGACTGTATCTAGATGATTCTTTCAAACTGTCTCCAAAAAATAAATTTTTATATCATGTGGTGTTTAACATCAATCCAGCAGCCACTGGGTCGGCAGTGAGCGGTTCTGAAAAAATTGAATTGGGTATGATTGTAAAACGAACTGATTTGCCATCATACAATTTCAACGTTGAACAAAAAAATCAATACAACTTCAAAAATTATGTGCAAACAGGTATCACATATCAACCAGTCACTATAACTTTGCATGACGACATGGGCGATGTGGCCACAGCATTTTGGAAATCCTATTACCAACACTATATTGTAGACACTAATCTAGGTCAAACTGGATACATGATGGCTGGTTATGACAATGTCAGTCCACCACTGAGGTACGGGTTAGACACCGGCAACGATGCAAGATTTTTTAATTCTATATCTGTTTTCCAACTAAGCAGGGGACTGTTTACAGAATACAAAATGATGAATCCTATTGTTAACGATTGGTCAAATGGATCTATGGATCAAGCAGATGGACAAGGATTAAATGAACATAGATTTTCTATTTCTTATTCTGGAGTATTAATGCGTAACGGCGCAGTTGGCGGCGATCCGCAAGGATTTGCAACATTCCATTATGATAATTCACCTTCTCCAAATCAAACAGGAGGAGACGGTATATTTGGTGTGCTGGGTGGCATTACAAACACTGCGAGTCTACTAC